CTATTATATTTTTTTTAACCCAATCTGTCAAGTTTTTTTATTTTGGGCGTGTCGTTTGTTTTCGGGCGTGTCGTGTTTTTGTTTGTGTTATTATATAACTATCAACTTCAAGGGAAAGGAAAAAATAAAATGATGATTTCAAATATGACTCTCAAGGAAAAGAATGAACTGCTGACTACTTTGTGGGATGACCCGTCCGTGACGCTTCATGGTGTCAAGGACGGTGTTACGAGTTCGATTGATCGTGATCAGGTTGTTGATGATTATGGAGTGGCTTTGTATGATTCATATCAATTCCTTTTGCCTTATGAAACGGATGACGGTTTGCTTCTGTTTCCTGCTGAAGACTTGGAAGCGTTCGCCCGGACATGGTAACAATAAACCCCTAGGTTATTAACCTAGGGGTTTATTGTATGCCGTTAACTTAGGCGAATACGAGGTACCATGCTGATTTGTCGGCTGGGGCTAGTGCGACATATCTAGTAGCTCCTGACCCGCCTACGTAGTGTGCCCAAATATACCCGTCTGCGATCACACCGCCTTCTGCGAGATTGACGGTTTGTCCGTAGCGGTATTGGGCGACTACCTGTGCTGAGGTGGATGGAGCCGAGCGCACGTTAAGCACGTCAACGTTGACTTTGTAGGTTCGGGGGATGATGATCACGTTATTGTTTGTCGGCGTGGTTGCGGGTGTGTTTGCCGTGCGTGGGTGGAAGTATCCGATGATTCCGTTTTTGTTGATGGTGACGTATCCGGCTTTGTTTGGATTTTGCGACATGGTTTCCAAGGTGCCGTTGCCGTTGTCTCGTATTACGATGGCTACGTGGTTCATTCCATTGCCGTTCCAGAATGCTACGTCACCGTATACCGGCGTATAGTTTCCTGCTTCTCGGGTGAATGTGTTTTGCAATGCTTGGGAGCGGTCATATCGCATGGTGTAGACGCTTGCGGCGTACCCGTCTACGGTGTTGGTGTCGGCTGCTGGAATGCCGTACACGTTGCGGGCGTAGCTGCTCCATAAGTCCCAGCATTGCCCACCATAGGCACCGTCCATGTCCACTACCTGTCCGTTGACGTTGTTCATCCATTCTTGAATGTTCATATCAGTTTTCCTTCTTGTGTTTTGGAGTATTGGTGTTTGCGAATACGCTCATGAATGGTGCGTCTGCCAATTCTGGATTGATTGCGGTAATGTTTTCGAGGATTGATGTGAGTTCGATAAGGCTGATGCCTCCTACGGTGCATACGAATACGCTGACCGGTAGTCCGAGGTCTACGTGTAGGTTGATCATGTCCACGAAATAGGCTACCAAGGTGAGCATGAGATAGGCGAACTTGTGCCATAAGCCTTGTCTCATTTTCTGTGAACTCAATGTGTCGTTAAGTATGGCTTTTGCAATGCCTGTCACATAGTCCACTATGATGAAGAAGACTACTGCGAACACACACCATACGTCCGTTGCCGTCATTGTCATTGATCGTCTCCTTACTTTCCTAGTAATTCTCCGATGATCAAGCCAAAATCGGCTTTTACTTGTGAATCGTCGAACCGTATTTTACCTAGTCTGTAGCCGGTGGTTAACCGTCGTATGATATCGTCTGATTTTTTGACGTACCAAGTGTGTTCGTCAACGTGATTGGGGTCGAGCGTGTAGATGGGGCGAGTGTTGTCTTTTGGTATACGTCGTGAAACATATTGTGAAACATGTCCATCACGTTCGGATATGGAAGTCCAAATACCGAAACGAGCATAATCTGGAGTATCCAAAATGTACGAGAGTTCGCCGTCTGTAGGAATGGGGGCTAGTAGCTTGTCGGATTCGTCGCGGAATTTGTTGCGTATTGCATAGTCGGCATAATCGCCGTCATATTGTTCCAAGAATCTGCCGAACTTTGATTGTGCGACTTTCGCACTGAATCCGCCGTAATCAGCCAATTCCAAACATATGAAACCACCGCAATACAGTTTGTATTGCTGCTGATTGGCTTGCTGTGCGCCAATGTCCAACCGGTATTTTGCAAAATACGGGTTAGCTTTTTGCACGGCGTTGGACAGAAACAGTACTTTTGTTCTATCCTGCCACCTGTCCACCGTGTTGTAGAATTCGGAAAACGAGTTTACCTCATTGCTTAAAAAACGTAGGTTATCAGGGAAGATTTCGTCGAAAATAATCAGATGCACTTTTGGATAGGCTACCGACTTCAACCCACCCGCCTGACTAAGTGCGACGAAGTAGCAGCATGTGCGCCAGTCCTTTTCATCCCATGAGGTTTTATGGATCTGCCCTTTTTCGCCGTTGACGCGAAATTCGTAGGAGGGGAAGAATTCTTGAATGTCCTTGAAAAACGTTTCTTTCCGGTGTTGCTCCACGTCGGTTCGACGTAAATAGATGAATTCGTGGCCGTGTTTGAGGTATTCTTTGATGCCGTATCGTTTGGCGGCGAACGTTTTGCCGAGTCCGCGTGCGCCGATCACGAAATTCCATGAGGCGTTACGGGTGAGCAGATTATGTAAGTCATAGTAATCGTCTTCGGCCAATGTCTGCAATGCCATGCGCTCACCTCCTCAAGAATAATGGGGAGTATGACGTCATGACCACCGTCATACTCCCCATTTGTTTGTGGTACTGGTCGGCTCAAGGGAAGTCATCACATGCCGACAATCATTATTATACCACACGTTTAGAATGCGGGCGGGTTCGATGTTCCATCCCACACAGATAATAGCGAGTACGCTTGATTATATCTGTTTGAGTAAGGCTGGAACGGATACGTGCTGAGAATATTGTTTTTAAGCTGCATGAGATTCGACGCTTTCGGCACTTTCAGAGCGTTCGCGGGTGATTGGTGGTATGCAGTTACCCACAATATCTGCATTTTATCGTCCTGCGGGTATTCCTGCGGGTATCCGGCATAGTCTTCCGCGAACTGTTTGCGCTGTCCCTCATGGGACTCGCTGCGTGCCGCCCATGTTTGGAATGCCGTCGCTTCCGCCTGTGTGAGGTTTCGTGTGAAATCCCCCCCGCTCTCCATTAATGCGGCGATCTGCGGTGCCGTCTCTTTGAATGCCGCGTAGCCGGTCGGGTCTGCCGCCTTCATTGCATTCAAGACTTGCAAACGCCTGCCGAAACTCCATTGGGCAATGCCGATACCTTGCAAGTTGGCCGCTTCCACTGCATCCCACCTCAGCCCAGCTTCCACCGTGCCGACCACGTATAAGGCGTACGAGTTTTCCGCGCTGATCGAACTGGACGGGTGCCCCTGTCCTTGCGAGTCGGACGGTTGATCTTGTGACGCTTTTTCCGAAAAATTATTGGCCGTTGTCCGGTAGAAGATTCGAGTACGTGCCCCGCTATTGTCCGTCTCATGCAAGTAGAGGTTATCGCCCTGCCAATGTATCCACGCCCCCCCACGTGACGTGTCGGGGTTGCCTTGATTGTTATCGCCGGTCGGATTATCCACGTCCGGTTTCGGCATGGTACGGGGATGCAGATAGCCTAACAGTCCAGTGGTGGGGAACCATTTAAGGGCGCTAGCGTCGGGGTTTTGCGTGATGACGTAAATATTGCCGTTTTTCACCCCCTCGTTGCCAGCTACGATCGCCACATGCGTATAAGGGGTGTATGTGCCGTACCCCCATATGGCAACGTCCCCCGCCACCGGCGAATAGCCGTCCGACGGTATCCGTTCGTACACTTGTTCGCACCGTGCGGATACCGGATACGACGTGTACAAGCCGCCCGCATAGCCGGTGGGGGTTATGCAATCCTGTATGGACATGCCGTACATGTCCATGCTGTATTTTGCCCACAAGTCCCAGCATTGCGCCCCATACGCGCCGTCCATATCCCAATACCGGTTTTTCGTCTGATCAATCCATTGAGTGAAAGAAATAACCATATCCCCATTATAGGAGATATGGCTATTATCTGATTTTAGTGGAAGCAACTCATGGAAAAGTCAAAATCGATATAGCCAGCGCCACCGTCGCCCTGTAGCATGTCAATAATACTAAAGCTCTGGCCGTTGAATTTGATTTTCACGTACCCCTCGTTGGATTCTTTGACCGCATACAATGGAATCCATGTTCCAAACCTGCTTGTTGTGTTGACCGTAGCGAATGCGCTAGTATTCCATGCGGTTTTGTTTCCGCGGAATTGGAAATGCACGTTCAAACCGTCAATAAACACACCAAGCGAACCGTCGGCAATACCGGATAGTGTGACGTTGGTATATCGTTCGATTCGTTTTGCTTGTCCGGTTTTAATGCCGAGCGCGAGATATTGCGCGTAAATTCCAGAGCCTTGCGTATTGGGGTGGATATCCGTCATGCCGGAACCCCAAAACAACCCCCATGATGGAGCGTCATATACGACTTTCACTGCGGCATGGCGTCCGCCTTCGGTCATGACCCCGTACTTTTGGGCCTGATCGTAGCTTAGCCATGAATTGTCCCACATCATCGGAATTTGTACGATTTCCGCATGAGGGAACAGCGTTTTCGCAGTGGTGAGCGTGTCGTAAACGATGGGCTCTGTTATGGCGGATACCGAATCATTACGGCCACCACCGATCACTACATATTTCACGGAATCTTTGCTTGCGCCAAGCTCTGCCGACGCCTGCTGAATCTGCTGTTTGAAAGTTTTGCCCTTTGTACCGCCAATGGTGTAACCTGACCCACCAACAGCGTAATTACGACATTCGAGCCCCAAGAGTCCTGCGGCCTTGACGATCATACTGTCCGTAGCCGGATTGTCGGTACGGAAACCCTCGAAATACGAGTCACCAATACCTACAAGCAAGGTCTGTTCGACCGGTTTGAGCGCATACTTTCCATCCGACTCAAGCTTAGTGTATGTGTTATCCCATCGGGTTTTTTTGGCGGCGGCATTATCCACATTGTCCGCACCCAATGCGGCAAGTATCGCGCTGTTGCCATCGGCTTTACCGTCTGCCATGTCCGCCTTGCTGATTGCTGACGTGGCGTCTGTGCTTGCCTTATCCCACTTGGCTTTATTTGCGGTAGCGTGGGCGGTGGTGTCAGCGCCCAGTGCGGTAAGGATACTGCTATTGGAGTTTGCTTTTCCGGTTGCAACAGCAGCGTCGGCTAGCGCTTCGGTGGCGTCCGTACTCGCTTTATCCCACTTGGCCTTACTCGCGGTGGCATTGTCCACCGTGTTGGCTCCAAGCAGTGCTTTGGCCACTTCCTCGTCGTGCGTTTCACGAGACTCCACGGCTTCGATGCGATTGAGATGCGTTTTCAAAGTCGTATCGATGGTGCGCATGGAGCCGTTATATCCGTCTCTCAGATCCGCAGGGTCATTGTCACCATACAAATTTAGGCCGTAATTATCGGTTTTGGTGTATACTGTAGCCATTTTGTTTAGTCCTTTTCGCGAATCTGCGTTTCGAGCTGGGTTAGAATCTGGTCAATCATATGCATGGCATGATTGTAGCCGTCGCGCATATCCATTGGTGTTGCATCATTATAGAGAGGCAACCCCCAATGGCGGGTCGCATCATATGCGGCCACGTCAATGGGAGTTACTTGCGGGTTGTCTGCCATGATGCGTTACTTTCCAGTAGAGGAGACGGAAACAAACGGCAATCCTTCGGCAGTGACCTTCGTATCGTTCAAATCCTTGACCGTGTACTGTCCGCCACCGGTTGCCGGAACTCGATTGAGGAAGTGGTTAAGCGCGGTGCCGAGCGCACCTGCGTTGCCGTTGGCTAATCCTAGGGCGGTGCAGAATGCCTTCAACCCGTCCGGCAGAGATTCCGGCGTTGGAATGGCGTCAATCCTGTCCGACTGGGTTTTCAGCGTCGTATCAAGGATATCCATTGAGCGATTATATTGGCCTTGCAAGTTCGGCGCGTCCGTCGCGTCATACTTTTCAAGATTATAGTTAGTGGTTTTCTGAGTCATTTTACCTCCTATTATTGTTTGTTATTCATGTGTTTTCATGAAATTATTTTGCACAATACCGTTGGCAAGATTTTCAACCGTCAACGCCGTGACCGGCTCCCCATCATCCACATGCACGTCACGCGGGGTGATACGCGGCTCCTCATTATGGAAAATGGTCTTGTTGCCGAGTACGGCAAACTCCAAGCACGTATGCGCAGCCGCCATTGGCACGGATAGTTGAGCCATCTGATTGACACGCGCGCCAAACACAGCCAACTCGCGATACATGTCGCGGTTCGTATTTTTGGAGTCCTCGTATTTACCACTGGTCGGATTGTACGTAAGGTCTGAGTCTTCGTACTGTCCGACCTGCTTTTCGAGATCGTCCAGCGTTTTGTTGATACGCTCGAACTGCTCATTGAAACCGGCTACTAGCTGTTTGATGGCTTCAATGTCCGCGTTTTCGTCCTTGGCGAGATTATCCAACTGCTCCCTGAGCTGGTCTAAGTGCTCGGCCACTTCTTGCACATAACCCAATACGGTCAAGGTATCGCGATACGAAAACGGCTGTACCGTGGCAAAATAGCGTTGCCGTGGGTCGATATCCAAGGGGGCGGCACACATGTTGATTCCGTCCATTAATCCTCCAATCTGTCTCAAGTCAAGTATACTCTAATGACCCAAGTTATAGGCGAGTGATGTGGAATACAATTGTGGAACATTGGTCATGTTATCCCCGCTGCCCCACATGCCCAAAAAGAGATCTTCAAGAGAGGTAATCACCATCATATCAATATTGAGCATGGTATTACGCCAGTCCTGCAAGAGTTGTGATTGTGAACCGCTGGTACCGAGCGTGTGCGACACGCTATTGCCCCTATCCGAGGAGTGCGCGTAATCCGTGTTGCTGGCACTGGTTACGGTGGCCGTACTGTCCTGCTGCGTACTGGTATGCGTATTGCCCAGTGAGTCGGTCTGTGATGCAGATGTGGCGAATTTCCTGAAATCGTCGATACGGGTCTGGGGGAACTCGCTGTTGAACGTCATGCTGGAATTGTCTGCGGTGGTGTCGGACGTGCTGTTAGCCGTGGACTCGTTCGACTGCGTGCCGGACGACTTGCCGCTGGACTCGTTGACGCTAGTCGAATCCATCTCCTGCCGGATATCGGACGTGATAAACGGGTCGAACTTACGTTGAGCAGACACGTACAATTGGTTGAAATAGTCCATCTGTTCGCGCATGGTACGCCCCAAGTAAAAAACGAACATTTGCGGGGTTTCCGAGCTGATCTCTCGTAGTGCGTAGTGGGCTACGATTTTCTCGTTCAATTTCGCCCGATAGTTTTCGTCGAAAATCGGATAATATTGCGAACTTAAATGAAGTTTTTCATCCGTATCAAAACCACGTGCAATCAGATTACCGAGCGTCAGCGTGTAATCGGCCATACTGTCTTTGATGGCGTACATGCTCAAATCCTGCACCATTATTCCTCCTCCTTATTGCCGTCCACATCCAATAGACCACCGCTGGTAGTGTCATTCCACTCGACGCCAATGGGATATCCCGAATCGGCCATTTGCGGCCACAACCGGTTGATCGTATCGCACGCCTGCTGACGTGCCTTGAGATAGCTTAGACGAAACACGTTAGTACGGCTGTTTCCCGCCGTCACCTCACTTTCCAGTAATCGTTCTTTTTTCTCGGTGGTCGAATTGTCAATGCCGAGATAATTTACGAGTTCGTTCCAAATCTGGGTTTTTGTTGTGATGATCTTATCTGCCAAAAACGGGGTGACATTCGGGAACGTCTGGAACATGCCGGTAATATCCGCCGAATCATACGTGTAAATGTAGGGATCTCCGTCCTCACGCGCCTTCAACAGATTTTGGGCGGTCAACTTGTTGGTTTCTGACGTGGCAATAATCAACGGAACGGAAATGTTATCCAAGTTAACGTCCAAAGCGCGGTCTGCAATGGCAAGACGTGTGGCATAATTCCACATGACGTCAATCATGGTGCAACGTAACTGGTTATCCCAAATCGGCACGCACTCCTTTGAGCTGATCTGCGGGTGCGTGTAATTCGTGGCGACCGGCTGAAAACTGGTCGGATTATTGTAATTATTGACCCCGCCAATGTTGCCGGAAGTGACCATAAAACGATTCACCCCCTTACGTTTGTCGGGGAAAAACAGTGCCAAACCGTTTTCAAACAACGTCAACTCCAAATATCGTTCATCAATGTACGGGGGGAGATTCACCCATTTGAATCGGCTTACTGCCAGCATTTCAATCAATTTCATATACTGGTTGATGCGTAATGATTGCCGCATTTCTGGCAGATTCAAATTGCCCCACATGGAGCCTAAAACACTCTGATTATCCCAGTGGGACGCCTTGCGTGCGTTATTGCGTTTACCCATAATCACCGTCCTAAAAAATAATGGAGAGAATCATATGACTCTCTCCATTATATCTAGTATGCGATACCACTGAGCGGCACATTGTCCGCATAATCGGTGACACCGATCTTGTCGGGATCAGTCCACACGGTCACGCCCGACTCGAAAATACCCTTAACCGTCAACCGGTACTCTTCTGGGCAAGTGCTCGACCTCACATACAATTCGTGCAATTTCCAATAGGTGAAATTGCTCATGGCCATAAGATTTTCAGGCAGCTTCATAAACCGTTGCACATAATACCCGTATCGTAACCACACTTCCCCAATGGCGTGCATGGCGGCGGGTGGAATCTGCCGAAACCGCACCATGACGCCGATCAGTCCGTTCGCCAAATTGAACGCGTCACCACCCAACGCGCCCGACGTGGTAGGTGGTACCGTCTGCGTCTGCTGCACCTGCGCGTTGATACCCGCAATAGTGTTTTCGTAATCGCCTTGAGCCGTCGCTTGCGCCAGTTGTTTGTTCATATCCGCGAACTGCATGGCCTGTTGATTGGACAGATTCGTTTGCGCGAGACTGTAAGCGTTGGCCTGTGAGGTGCTGGCATTATTGGTGGTCTGCGTGTTCGCAAGCTGCTGATTGGCCGTGCTCACATTATTGTTATAGGTTTGCTGATTCGTCCATGCTCCAATGGCGGCACCCGCAACCGCTCCGGCCACACCCCCAATATTGCCGGTGACGGCTGAACCCACCGCGTTCGCCACACCACTGCCGATAGTGTTGAGCTGCGCCATCTGATTGCCGAATCCAAGATTCTTCAAGGCCAGATCGGTACCCATTTGCGCTGACTGGTTGCTGATCGCGTTCATGGCGTTACGATTCGACGTGCCCAACCGATTCTGAGCGCTTGCGTACTGGGTGCCAAGCTGGGCTTGCGCGTACGCGTTATTGATGCCCATTTGGGTTTTCTGATACCCCCAGTCGGCAGACTGTTGCGCGTATTGGCGCGTATAGGCACTGTTCGCCAATGCTAAAGCGCTACCATTGTTCACCGCCATAAAGGTTGGAAAATTCGTGATGCCGAAACTGGCGTTGAGCATTTCACCCGTATCGATGGGCAATCCAAGTCCGTTTGGCAATGGCTGACGCTCACCAATATTGCCCGCATGGTATCCTCTTGCGTAAAAATTCAAGCGGGGGGAGGGAGGCGCGTAATTCCATGATTCGCGAATAATCAAGTCATCCGAAGGAATTTGCTCAGGCTCATACGTAATTACGGTGCCGTTCAGACATGAACATTCGATATAGGCGTACGGGGCGGTAAGGAATTTTTTCAAATACCTATACCGTGCTGGGAGTTGGAATGTGTCACGAAAATTCTTAATATCGATAATATCTTCATATCTATCAGAAGAGTTTGCAACATTACCGGTAAGCAGCCAGCACGCGCCCGACCATTGCACATCCTGTCCGAACAGTTTCGGATTTTTGGCGGCATGGTTTTCAAGCATTTTCATTGGAATGGTCGGCACCATGTAGATTCCGCAAATACCTTGTGTGGCCCACGGTTTCGTAGACCCTGCCCCGAAGAATTTAAAAATGTCGGACGTGTTGTCTAAATAGTAGAGTTCCGTACCGTTCATCTGGTTTTCAAACGTACTTCCGGTAGCGCTTTGTACGGTTGGGTTGTCCTTATTCCCGGCGTCAGCTTCCAATTTTACTGTAGTGGCGATGATAATGCCATACGAGTATTCCGAGTTTGACTTAGCGCCCATTAATGGGTGCCATGACTCATTGGTCAGTACGGTACATTTGCCGGTATCGAGTCCTTCGGGCAGATCAAGGTAGGTTTTTCCCCAGTCCTTCCACGCGTTCTCGTTGGCAACCCCCACGTGCCCCCTTTCCACGTAGGCATTACCCAATTGGATATCATGTTGGAAGCTCTGCCATACGTCCAATTGAATATTCAATTGTGTGGTATTCGCGTTCACATAGTCGCACGTCTGGACAAAATAATACCAACTACGGGGAGTGTCGAAATCGTAGTCGTTCGTGGCGATCAGGTAATTGTATTGGCATGCTTGTGCGAACGGCACCGGCAAGCGTACCGGCAATCCGTACTTGCTCATGGTGCAATTCGTAAATTCGATACCGGTTAACCGGTCGAAATACTCTTGCTGGGCTTGCTGGGTCCATTTGACAATATCTCTATACCCCATATCCCACGGCACGTTACACAATTTAAATCGTGTGTTTGGCGTCCATTTTGCGTACGAAAAATTAATGGGCAAGTCGTTGGCGCTCATAAATCCTCCTCAAAATAAAATAGGTGTGGATAAAAGTCTATCCACACCTATTCTAGCGGCTATTGCTTAACCTTTGGCGGCAATGACGACTTGCGTACCGCCTTTCGCGCCTGCAAACTTTGCGACAACATTAACAGTGCTTGCCACCTTACCTGTCAGTACACCGTTAGGGCTGATAGTCGCGTTATTACCGCCAACAGTCCATAGTGCGAGATTGGTTACGTCGGCAGTATTTCCGTCCGTCTTATGGGCAATGGCCTTAAGTGCCGTAGACCCATCGACCTCGATACTTTTATTGCCCCGAATCTCAATGGATGCAATGGCTTCTGTCTTCCATCCGCCCATCCAGCCGCCCACCACTGGCACGGATAGTGCGGCGGAAACGGTCTGGTCGATTTCAGGGTGGGCGGGGTCGATGTAGGTGGCCTGAGCCGTGACCTTGAGGATTTCGGCGGTTTCGTCCAATCCGCAACGGAGGATGCCTCCGTTGTCGATCGAAGTGAATTGTGAGGTTGCGCCTTCGACCTTGTATTCGATGCCGACCGGCTGGAAGCTTGCAGTATCCTTGTTGGCGCTCGTGATCTCAGACTTGACCTGCACCAAGTCGCCACGCGACACGTTTTCCGGCGTGATGGACGGCTGACCGTACTTCATGACGCGCAACGTAAATTCCGGCGTGGAAGTGGTGAGCGTATCCGGCAAGGTTACGGACTCCGAAGAGCCTTCACCCGTCCAAAACAGCACGGCATTGGCAAAAGGATTAGGGGTGATGGAACCGCGATGCTTGTAGAAAATGTTGCGCGTGCCGTCAATCGGATTGACCGGCGAGTTGGTGGTCTCCAGCATCTCGTCCCAGCAGAAAAAGAAGTCTTCCGTGGTAAGCACGGCCTGAACCTTGCCGCCCTGTCCGCCGATACCAAACATGTCTTCCGGAATCGGAATGATGCGATACGGGACGTTAACCTTGTCAATGTTAAATGCAGCGGCGAGAGCTTCAACATTGAGTGCGGCGATCACCTGTGGTGTGGCGAACAGAATGGCCTCACTGTCGCGCCATGGGGTGACCCAGCTCATGGCGTTGTAGCGTGGCATGGCCGACATGGGGGACGCCTTCAATTCGTTGGCGGTCTGCTGGATAAGGCGCAAAAGGTTCTTGGCGTCCGCTTCGGTGGAGTTGGCCTTACCGACGTCGGGGGTGTGAACGCGATAAAAACCGCCCTTACGCGCATATTCGGCGAAGCACTGTGTTTTCATAAGATACATGTCGTTCCTATCGCTGAGGATAGGGGCGTTCATGATCTCGGAAATGTAATCCGACATGCCGGACTTGCCATCAAACGCGGTAAGCAGCGCGTCCTCTGGAATGGTGACCGGATAATAATGATCGAACGTCAGCGGGTGGAATACGGAAGCGGTCGGCAGCGAATAGCGGCCATACACGTCATCACCCAAGTATTCCTTGTTGAAGTTGCGGGTGCGTGCCTTGACTAGACCGACTGCCGCCTGCTCGTACGTGCTGCCGTAGCGCTTCAGGGTTCGTGGGGAGCCGATCAGTTTCAACGGGTCATCCCAGTCCGCGTGCTGAATATACAAGCCGATCAAACGCTGAATCAGGACGCCCGTAAACTCGTCACGAAGATAGGGGAAATTGCGCATGGTGTCCACCGCATTACGGATATTGCCTTGCGTGGCGGACGGGATGCGCACCTGGAACTGCGGTGATGTGGCGTTTCGGACGGCGTTGAAGATCTCAACGTCACCCTTGCCGGCCAATGGTCGGATATTGGACATGTTATTTATTCCTTTCGTTAGTCGAACAGATCTTCGATGGACTCGCTGTCACCGTCACCGTCACCGTCACCGTCATTGTCGGACGGGGTGAGGTCATTGTAGCCGAGCGTGTCCATCATGGCCTTGAGTGCGGCCAATTCCTTTTCAATCGAGTCAAGTCGCGCGCTCACGTCCGGTTCGGACGGTTTCGATTCCGGTTCTTCGGGCTTGACCTCATCATCCACGGTTTCAGTCTGCTTCTCTTCTTCGGTAGGCGGCGGGGTGGTGTTTTCGCCGCTCTCATTGTTCGGGTCTGCCATGCAAGCTCCTATCTATTGGTAATGTTCTCATCAAAATTATATCATGCTGCGGGGGAAATAAAATGACCCTCCAATCACGGAGGGTCTGAATCGTCTTATGTGAGCGCGAGTTGAAAATCGTAGGGCACTACCGCCACGGTAGCAAATCATGGTTGGCGGCGTTTTCAGCCGAGGCAGTCCAACCTATGTCTATCCCAGTCGAAAGTCAACGCTCGAAAGACAAAGCATATTATAACATAACCAATGTGCCGTAATTATCCATGACTTGCACGCCATGGCGAAACTTTTCGTAAGGGATGGGCTGCGTAAATTGGCTTCCGGCCATGCAGATATCAACTTCGCCATCGTCCTTCCATCCTTGATAACGGTTCATGCCTAAAATAGTAAGCTTTTCGTATCGAGCTGCGATCTTCCACTTGCCCAGTTCGGTAGGATGTATTTCACATGAGTTCACCGGTCCCCATCCAGATAGGATGCACCCGTCCGTATTGGCGTACAGTAGCCGATCTGAGTTGGCATGGCAGACGTCCATGAGCTTGCGACGGGCGTAGGCGTTGACCCATACGGGCACGGGTAGAAAATCGGTTTTCAAATTCGACTCCTCACGTTGCGACACGTCCCAGTCCAAGGTTATGCCGTCCTTGGAGGCGGGGAGCATGACGGCACCTTTTGGCAGACTCGCCATTTTCCCTACGAGCGCGTTCATGATCAGTTTCGCCATCTGCTTTTTCTCGCCGGTCGATCGTTGTTTCAAGTCCCCCCATTCATCCACGAACGAGCGAAAGAAACCTTTGGAGCGGCGGAACTTCCACCCTCGCACATGCCTGTAGACGCTCACTTCATAATTGTCGTAGAGCAATTGTTGGTCAATGTCGGTCAGTACGCGCGTGACGTAACCACGGGTCGAGGTGAGTCGATTCAATCCATACACACTGCGGTTATCGAGCAGAAAAGGGTATCCGCCAGGTTTGAGTTCCGCACGGAATGTAAGTTCGTCGCAATGCAATGGCATGGCATCATCCTGTTCATATTTGCCGTCATACTGTTCGGGTTCGCCCCACGGCAACCATTCGTCCCGCAAGATGCTCGGGTACATGCTATTGCAGTCAACGTCAATAGCCTTGCCATATGCCCCCTCTTTGGTGATCATGAATCCGCCGATATAGGCATCATGCAATGACTTTTTCGTGTCCGGTTCGAGCTGGGGAAATTTGGCGTAATACCACTTCCACTCTCCGGATGCGAACGCCTCCATGCTCGCGCCACCGGCTGTGATCTTGCACAAGCCGCGCTGATCGTATTCGTGTAAAACAGTGAGCAGTTGATCGTCAGTCATGGTAAGACGGCAATTTTCACGCAAAAGATTGGAAATGTCGAAAAAGCGTGCTGAATTTTCACGGTCGATACGCACGGTGAAGCTGAAAAATTTGCCCTTTTTCGACACTATCGCGTCCCAACTCAGATTGGCGTTATGCTCATTATGGGGGAGAGAGTGTACGACATGCGCTATAAACGGGTCGAGCAGACCTGGATTAGGCATATAGACGGTGAGTTTGCCCCCCGCCATGATGGACGCCAACAGGCGATTAGGCGCGGTAATGTCGCGCAATACGGTTCCGTCCGTACAACGTATAACGTTATCTGAGCACCATAATCCAACTCTATTGTCACTCACCACCATAGTATATAACTTCCCTTGTTGTTGACCGCTACTTTTCCAATGCGCCAGCTTCCGCCATCCACCGGTCGAACTGCCGTCTCGAACGCTGATACCCCTCACTGTTATCCAGGAAGACTGAAGTGAAGCCATGGCGAACAGGGTCATACACTGTCCAGTCAAATACGATACGGGGGGCGTCCGTCTGTTCGATAAAAGCGCGTTTCTGCGCGGCTGAGAGTTGACGGAACCGCTTCAACCGTTTCGACCCGAGCGTGGTACCCAAGATTTTCTCGAAAATTTCATACCGTCCGCGCGGCATGTAGGACGGCCAATCATGATCGGCGTACAAGCCTTCGGTCGGTTTGACTGTCTTCCGCTTTTTGGAGGGCTTGCTTTTCCGTTCGGTGCGCAGTCCTAAGACTTCGGCAGCATCATGAATCTGTTCCAGTAATTCGTTGCGGTGTCCGCTCTCCAGTTGACTTCGCACGAATGCTTCATCACTGAGTACATTGGTCAATTGTAGGAAGTCGGTAAGTTTGGACGGGATGATCTGAGTGCGCCCGAACCCCTCGCCAGTAGTGCCGGTGATTTCAGACATGCGCTGCTCGTACACGCTGCGTTTCGGCATGGCCTGTTCTTTATTCCATTCGTTGACCTTGCGCCGTGCCTCATTGATCTTACGTTGCTGCTGTCTCAGCAGTTTGCGCCGTTTCACCACGGGTTCCGCCTCGATTTGCGCGTCCGATATGGGCGTGCGTTGGGCAAACATGTAATCTTTTTTCGTCGGCTTCTCCACTGCGGCGGCATGGTATGGGGTTGCTTTCGCTTCCGCTATGGCCTGTTTCTTCTGCCGCTCCCACTCCTTGCCCAAGGTTTTTGCAATGTTGACCAGCTGTTTGTCGGCGGTTTTGGCGAGATTCGAGTGGGAGTAAGCGCCGAGCTGTGTAATGTTACGTGCGGCACGAGCTTGCGCTGCTTGGCGTGCCTTGACATGCTTTTGCTTCCGAGACATATGGCACAGTCCTTAAGATGGCGAGAGCACCCAAAGTCGGGTGCTCTCCGTAAACGAATGCTACTTAGCGATTATAGCAAGCTCACTTGGCTTCCTGATCGTCCACCGGCTCGATGCTGAAAAACTTGAAGCCACGACGAGAACGACGTTCCACCACCTTGATGGCCAAGGGTGCGTCCCAAGTGTTCGGCGTTCCGAAGATACCGAACATGGTATTCAGTCCTGCCGCCAAAGTAGGAGAGGTGGCCGCATACGCCTTATTATCGTCGGTCACAATAATGACGCGCACAGTACTGGAGATCTCTCCCGTCTGATCGTCCGTGACCTGTACGGCCTGTGCGACGGCATTCACCATGTTCAAGGTTTCATTCAAATGTTCGTCCAACTTTTCGGCGTTCTGCAATGCGCTGTAGAGCTTGATCTTGCCTTCGCGGGTCGAGGTGTCGATAAAGTGCTGGACTGTGCCGAGTTCGGTGTTCTCGGTGTTGAATGCGACTAGTGCGGTGTTGGTGTTTTCCATGATATTTTACCTTCCCTTATAGTTATTGTTTTGTTTTCAGGCTTATGCCTAAAATCTTTTATATCACATGCCGTCGTTATTTTCAACGTAGGCGTGTCGTTTGTTTGTATGTTCTTCTGGGTTCCACTCCTGTGGTTCCCCGAAAGTCGCATACTTGTAAAAAGTCTCCTCATTCATTGTTACTTTTTGAGAAAAAATATTGATAGAGCGTGGAATGAAGTTCGGAAACAGTTTTTTAGCACGAATCGAATACGCACGCGCGTCCTTAAGGCGTCCGTCGATAACATGTTCGGCTTCCATAAAATCACCGTCCACCAATTCCATACCCTTGAGCACGGCATAGACCCGTGTTCGGAAAATATCGGTTTTGGTTCTAGCCAATTTTTACCTCCCCTGCAGTAAGATTTTTTGCAACTCACTATCATTATACCGTGTCATGTCAAGTCTGTCAAAATTTTTGAACACTGCGATAATCAGGTTTTGCGCCTGTGGACTATCAAAAACCACGCAACAATCATACGACGTAGCGCCCTTGACCGCACAGACCGCACACCATGCAATCAGATTCGGCGGGTTCACGGTACCGTCCAAATATTCCACATCATGCGTGCGAGATAAGGCGGCGGCGAGTCCATCACCAATGCACATGCTTCCGCAAATCTGAGACACCGTGATCACCGCTTGCGTAAACCACTCGCTAGGAGCTTCACGCCACAGTTCGCACAGCATGTTCACCGCCCTACAGCACGTTTCAAAATCGCCATAGCCCATGTCATAACGCTTGAGATTCAATTCACGGGTATGCCCCCGCGTGGCTTTGACGATACGAGGGCTCTCCATGATCGCATCATCAAACCGGCGCAGTCGATAGATCGGCGTGCGATCATTGCCACGGTTAAACATAATAGCGCCTTTCCACTCGGAAATACGACACATTCTTGACATGCGACGGGATTGAAGCCCACTTGCGGATCAGCTCGGCGGCCTTATCATACGAATTGGCGTAGCCGACCTCGATAGGCGGCTTATCGTTATGACGCAAATACGCGAGTGCGACAAAGGTTTCATACATGACTAAAACTCCAATTCATCATGAGCGGACTCGGCACCAAGATTCCACATGTCATGCCATAATTGCGGGTCAGGACACCGTTTCGGCATACCCACTTTGCGTTTTACCCCCGCCCAAAACGCACGCAAACGCCAATACACATCCGCATAAGCACAATTCTTACAAGTCCACGAATGCAGCCAACCACGGAAATACATGATCAATTCCTATCCAATAGTGGAGTTCGAGCAATGTCGATGGCGTCCAACATAAGATCAACTACCTGACTGCCATCTCCCGCGCCATACGCACACAAAGCAGTCGCATTGCAAAACCCGACCTGAGTGCGAAATCGGACGGCATACCTCAACTCATACCGCTGGCCGTGAGGACAATACCACAATTCCACATTACCCCCCACAAACTGCGAGGAAAACATGGCAACCTTCATATCATGCTCAGCCATTTCAAAAACCTTTCACAACGAAAACCAAAACCATAGCCACACTTACCGCAAGCATGACCAAAAAACAAAAAGTATCACGCCAATCACACGGCAGCTCACAAAACACCGTAGCAGCCATCGTAAGAAACAGCGCGGAAAGAATGCAGACAGCAACAATCATGCCTATCATCATACCAACACCACCTTGACCACACCAACCATGGTATCATCGAAATCAAACGTAGCATTGTCAATATCCACGCTCACTTCCACACCGGTATAGACGCTGCGGATATGAGACAATACACCGTCCAATGACGCTTTTAGAGACGTTGTGTAAAACATGCCACTAGGCTTTATACAATCAGGCAAAATCTCAAAAACCTGAAAACCGTCACTGGTAATAATAAAATACCACATATCAGTGCTCCTCAACACGATTGGAGCGGAAATAGTCAATAGCGTTAGTAGACTTCACAAGATTCATGCGAGTAAGAGCAATGCCATACTCATCGAACAACACACGACGGACACGGGTACGTGCGCCCCTCAAGGTAGTAACCTTACCAAGGTCAAACGTGTAAGCCATATCCTCAACATCAGTAAAAGAAACCGTAGCACGGTTGCGTGCCCAGTTGATAGCGATAATAGTGTTCATTTTATCTTCCCTTTCCCTTGAAGTTGATAGTTATATAATAACACAAACAAAACACGACACGCCCGAAAACAAACGACACGCCCAAAATAAAAAAACTTGACAGATTGGGTTAAAAAAAATATAATAGGACAAGAAACACAACAAAGCGACAACGGGGTCACAGAACAC